ATTTTAGACCTAAGATTATCGATTCAACAATTACTGATAACGGTGAAGCTCCGTATCAAGTTCATAATGTTATGGTCGTTTTAACATTTCAAAATCCTGAAGACATCAATCCCAACACCGGAATGGTTATTTTTGACAAACAGCGTATTCCTTACAATGGCTGCTATCAAGTTACTAAAGTTGTTTCTAAATTTCAAGACGGGTTGTTTACACAACGATTACAGTTGTTAAGAGTCCCAGGACAACCTGTTCTTTCATCTGGCCGTAGTGGTTCGGGACCTGCATCTGCTACAATCTTTAGTGATCTCTCTTTACCAAATAACGCAACCTCTTCAGCTGAAGCATAACCTATGTCAGAAAGAAAACGCACCCCCTCAAAGTTACCCCATCCTGGTCCATATATTGCTAGGATAACAAGTCATTTAGATCCTACATTTATGGGAGGAGTTGAAGCGGTACTAGAACAAGGTACACTTAACAATCCTGAATGGCAAGATTATGTATTTCCTTTGCAGTACTTGAGTCCATTTTACGGAGTTACCTCGTCAGATTTTGAAGGACCTGATGAAAAAAACTTTTACGATGTGCAAAAAAGCTACGGAATGTGGATGGTTCCGCCAGATGTAGGAACTAGAGTTCTTTGTACATTTGTTGACGGAGATTCTAATCAAGGATTTTGGATTGGTTGTATTGCTGACAAGCACCAAAATCATATGATACCCGGGTTGGCTGCAAGTTCCAATGTTGCATGGGCACCTGGACAAAAAGAAAAATACGATGTTGATGCAGTACCAGTTGCGGAATTTCATCGCAAAAAAATCAAAGGTGCATATGAGCCAAATAGTCAACCAAAACCAGTTCACCCATTTGCAGATAGATTACTTACACAGGGGCTCCTTGCAGATGCTGCCCGTGGCGTTACTTCTAGTAGTTCTCGTCGAGAATTCCCTAGTAGAGTTTTTGGTATAAGCACACCCGGCGCACCCGACGGGAAAAGTCCCGTGAAAGCTATCGGTTATAAAGATCCCGGCCAGACAATGGTTCCTTCTAGCAGACTTCCTGGGCATCAGTTTGTAATGGACGACGGTGACAAGTCTGGAGAAAACAAACTAATACGATTACGATCAGGGGCCGGCCACCAGGTACTGTTAAACGATTCTCAAAACATCATTTATATTGCCAATGCAGAAGGCACAGCTTGGATGGAATTTACTGCAAGTGGAAAAATTGATATCTATGCTGCTGACTCAGTAAGTATCCATACTGAAGCTGATTTTAATTTTAGAGCTGATAGAGATATTAATTTAGAAGCTCTTCGTAATGTTAACATAAAAACTCATGAAGGTGATATGGTGTTAAATGTTAAAAAAGATTTTAATCTTAGAGTAGATAACACTGCTAAAATTTATATTAATGGTAATTATGACCAATACATTAAAGGCAACTACAATACTACTGTCGCCGGCTCAGTTAACTTCCTTAGTAACGAAAAAATGAATTTAACAGGCAAGGGAGATTTAAGTGTTATTACTCAAGGAAAATTTACAATTGCTGCGGCAGGCGGAACAAAGCACGGAAAACCTGGAGCTATATCTGAACCTGCTGCTGCTGCTATTCAAGAAACTATTGCATTAAAAGAATTCTTTGTTCCAAAAGTAAATGTAGCAGTAGGGTGGCCAAAAAGAAAATATCAAGAGAGTGCTATCAAGAGTACTCTGCAACGTGTGCCAATGCATGAACCATGGAGTCAGCACGAAAGTTTATCACCTGCAAAATATACTCCGACAGCAACAGATGTTAGCAATTCTACTACCCGTTCATTGACTCCTACTACTCCTACTACTCCTACTACTACTCCTACTACTAGTAGTGCGCCATCTAGTGCTGGTGCAAATCCGCCTGTGCCCCCGCCAAATCCTAACATGCCTGCAGATTGGGCCAAAGATACTGCATTTATTAATAAAGTTAAAGAAGTCGCTAAAAAATATAAGATGGATTATATCGACCTTCTGGCCATAATGATGATGGAATCTGGTATAGATCCTTCTAGAACAAATCCTCGAAGCAATGCAACTGGATTGATACAATTTACTGAAGTAGCTAGACCTAGTATAGGTAACGTTTCATTATCTCAGTTACGAGGTATGACACGAGAACAGCAAATGCATTATGTTGATTTGTATTTGTCTAAATCTACCCCCGGACTTGCAAATTTATCAACAACAACATTAAATGATATATACATGGCGGTGTTTGCTCCGTTTAGAGGATTTGGTAAACCAGACAGTACAATCTTATACTCTGACAATCCTACTTGGTTAGAAAAATTTCCTAGTAACAAACAAAATTTTGAAAGATTATCCTATCAACAAAATTCTTCACTTGATAAAAACGGTGATAGAGCTATTACTAAAGCTGAAGCATGTAGATTGTTAGTCGGTAAGCGGGCATTAGTTACTAGAGCATTGGGTCTATAAATATCATTATGCCATACAAAAACATTGTTATTACTCCTCCTAAAGTTCCTAATCAGGACACTACTAAAGAAAGCCAATTTTATCGAGGCTTCAGTACGATCGATAATCTTTCAAATGTAAAGATATATGATTCTCTGTTAGTAAAACAGGACCTAATTAATCACTTTAATACAAAAAAAGGTGAGCGATTGATGAATCCTGAATTTGGCACCATTATATGGGACTTGCTATATGATCCACTAACAGAGGCATTGAAACAAGATATAGAAGCAGATGTTAGAAATATTCTTAATAGCGATCCTAGGATCAATCCAATTGCAGTATCTATCGACGAAAAAGATTTTGGTATTTTAATAGAAGTTTCGATGACATATTCGGCCAATGATGAAACAGATACTATGCGATTTTCTTTTGATAAAGATGCAGGGTTAATTGCTCAATAATATACCTACTTTTTAATATTCATAAATACGGTATCGGAAAAATAATTCTATGATACCATCTACTACTAATCGATTACTTGTTGCAGAAGACTGGAAAAAAATATACCAGTCTTACAGAAATGCAGACTTTAAGAGCTATGACTTTGACACTTTAAGAAGAACTATGATCACTTATCTAAGGGAAAATTATCCTGAAGATTTTAATGATTTCATTGATTCTAGTGAATACATTGCCTTAATTGATCTAATTGCATACCTTGGACAAAATGTCAGTTTCCGCATAGACTTAAATGCTCGTGAAAACTTTTTAGAAACTGCCCAGCGCCGTGACAGCGTACTACGTCTTGCTCGATTGATTAATTACAATGCAAAACGAACTGTGCCGGCATCTGGGATGCTTAAAATTATATCCCTGCAAACAACCGAAGGCGTATTTGATAACAACGGAAACAATTTAGCCAGTTCGATAGTTAGCTGGAACGATGCAACAAATTCCAATTGGTTTGAACAGTTTGTTACAGTATTAAATGCAGCAATGCCTGGCGCAGTTTCGTTCGGAAAACCAATTGCTTCTGATGTAATTGATGGCATTTCGACTGAAAAATACACCCTTAATAGTGTAACAGATGGTGTTCCTTTGTACTCTTTTTCTAAGAGTGTTAATGGTGTACAAATGACATTTGAGATCGTTAGTTCTGATTTTGATACTTCTATTGTCGAAGAAACTCCTAGACCTGGAAACACATTTTCTTTTGTTTACAAAAATGATAACAGAGGAAACAGTTCATCTAATACCGGATTCTTTGTTCAATTCAAACAAGGCACACTATCTCTTTCTAGTTTTAATATTGATAATCCTGTACCAAATGAAGTAATCGGCATTAACGCTAATAATATTAACGAATCTGATGTTTGGCTATGGCAGCTAAATCCAGACGGAACCTATCCCGATCAAGCATGGACTAAAGTAAGCAATGTAACAGGCAACAATGTAATTTACAATAGTATTTCTCAAAATAATAGAAAGTTATATGCAGTCTCTACTAGAGAAAACGACCAAATTGACTTAAATTTCGCTGACGGCAGTTTTGGCGATCTTCCTAAAGGATTGTTTAGATTATTTTACAGGCAAAGTAATGGTCTAACATATTCCATCAAACCTGAGCAAATGCGTAACGTAGCATTCTCTGTTAATTATATCAATGCACAGGGACAACCGCATTCATTAAAAGTGTATGCAGCCTTGCAATATACTATTTCAAATTCTTCAGCATCTGAAACAAATGAAGCCATTAAGGTAAAAGCCCCTCAGGCATACTATTCTCAAAATAGAATGATTACGGGTGAGGATTATAACATTGTTCCGTTAACTGCTGGCACAGGTATTCTTAAAGTTAAAGCAATTAATAGGGTATCTAGTGGCATCTCAAAGTATTATGAAATGTCTGATGTATCTGGAAAATACAGCGATGTAAATATTTTTAGCTCAGACGGTATTTTATATAAAAATGCAAATGAGTATTTGTTTGAATATCCTGTTACTAACAAAAACGAAGTTAGTTATAATCTAAAAACAAATCTAAACAAGGTGTTTAATCTTAAAGAATTTAGATCGTTTTATCTTGAAAATTATTCGAGACCTAGTTTAACCGAAAGTAATATTTCTTGGGTTAGGGCAACTGATACGACTAATCAAACTACAGGATATTTTACAATTGGTGGATTTCCAGTACCAGCCGGCGAGTTTTCTTCTAATAACCTAAAGTACGGATTGGTAGGATCTCTAATTAAATTTGTAGCACCTATAAAAATTAATACAGCATTACCGCCCGGATCCGCTGCTCAACAAACATATTTTTTACCTAATGGAAAATTAACATTTTCACAAGATAATACAACTACTTCAGTTAAGTGGGCCAAGATAATTTCTATTATCGGTGATGGATACAATGGTGGAAAAGGTGTGCTATCAACTGGAATTGGTCCTATTGTTATAACGGGTAATATACCGTCCGAATCAATTCCTGCAGAAGTAATTCCGAAATTTATAACATCGTTGGATCTTGACGTATTGACATTGGTTGTTAATCTATCAATGGCTAAAAAGAATTTTGGA